ACTCGACCGCCTCCGCAGTGCTGGCGTGAGCGTGGCTTTTCGTGCCCGGTGCCGCGGCCTTGAGCGCCGACCACTCGGCCACGGCCTTAGCGGCGGCGGCGCGGACCTCCGGGGTGACCTTCCCGCCGCCGGATGCCCAGCGCTTCACGGCGGCGATCGCGGTGGCGATGGCGCGGCTCTTGTCCGCCTCGCCGCCCTGCATGATGCCCCGTGCCACGTTCTCGATGTAGTCGGGCAGCTTCCACCCTTTGAGCCACAGGCCGGGTCCGCCGGGACGGCCGAGCGGCGACGGCGTGACGGCAAGCCGGGCGGTCTGCGCGCTCAGCTCAAGCGCCGGGCCGGCGCCCGCGTGGTCTGCCGTCTTGCCGCCGAGCGGGAACCGCGCAACCTGGTTTCCGCGGTGCACCGACAGGTGGGTGAACGTCACCGGGGTTGGCGGCACGGCTGCGGGCAGGTGTTCAGCGTCATCGGCGTACGCGAGGGTGACGTGCGGCTTCCACGTCTTGTGCTCGCTGGCCGACAGGTCTTCGAGCCCCGACCGCAGCGCTTTCGCGCCGGGCAGTTTCACCTTCGCGAACGCCGGGACCTTGCCGTCGCTGCCGTCCGATGGCGGGAACGAGCCGACGCCGCCGACCGTCCCGGACAGGGGGCCATCCGCTCCGGCGGCAGCCTTCCGGGCACGCAGGCACGCCTTCGCGAACGCCTTGTCGTCCACGTCGGGGCCGAGGTACACGACCGTGACGTGGTGATCGTCGACACCGCCGGGAACCGGCTTGATGGTGCCCTTCGGCAGGTCCAGGGAGATCATGCCCGAGCGCGGGCTCAGCGAGTAGCCCGAGGGTGCCACTGCTCACCCGCTTCAGTTCTCGGCGCGCTCCGGCCAGTGCCAGGTGCCGCCCGGGCGCTCAGCGGCGTTCTCGTTGTGCGGGACGGTGCGGTTGAAGAACATCCCGGCCGGGTTCAGCACCGCCAGCCCAATCGTCTGCGGATTCTCCACGGCTTGGTCAACTTCGGTGATGATCGCAGCCCGGCACTCCTTGCCGTACTCGCCGGCCGGCGTGCCGTAGCTGACATAGTGAACGATGCGGCCGATGGTCGGTTTCACTGCGGGCACTCCTTTTCCGGGCTGCCGTTAACGAAGGACTGCCGCGCCGGGGTGGGGCGCCGAGGGCCAGCACCTGCACGCCGGGTGAACGGCACCAGGGAGCCCTATGCGCGGCGGGTGGTCAGCGGCGAAGTTCTTGCCCGCCGCAGCCCGGCATTCTGCCGTGGTCCGGTCATCCAGCACCGAACTCCACCCGAGAAGCGGCCCGTACTCCGCTGCCGCCCCGTCCACTGCTGACGCCGCGGCGATGCGCTTCTGGCTGGCCTGCACATGCAGCGCGAGGTACCGCAGTTCCGCCCGTGCCGCTGTCTCCGCAGCGACCGTGACCGCCTCGCCCGCTGACCGTGCCGCCGTGACCGCCTGCTGGATACGCCCCGCCGCCGCGATCAGGAACTGGGCACGGCGGACAAGATTGGCGCGGACCATGTGCCGTGCCGCCGGCCCGGTGCCTTCCAGCACGTCCGCGGGCCACGACATGACCACGCCTGCGGCGAGGCGCAGCGCCAGGACGCTGACCCCGATGGCGGCGAACGGCCCGGCGAGAGCAGCGGTGAGGGACGCTGTGGTGTACGCGGACGCCAGAGCGGTGATGACCTGTGCGGCGAGTGCGGGAACCTTCGGCGCGGGTGGCTGGGGCGGTGCGGGCTTGCGCGGCGGTGGCTGCTGAGGCGGTGTCGTGGTGACTGATGCAGCCATGGATGCCTTTTAGGTGACGTCCGCAGACTTGCGCGCCCGGCGCTCCGCCCACACCGCCTCAATGGCCGGGCGTGCCTCTGGCGTGATCCTGCCGCCCTGCGGGATGGCGGCGAGCAGCCAGTCAGCCTCGTCGGGTTCCTGGTGCCACGCGCGGAACCCGCCGCATGCCGTGCAAGTGCCGTAGTCGCCGTGGCTCAGCGCTGGCTCATCGCAGAGGCACTTGGCGTGCGCGTGCTGGACCGCCGAGCAGTCGTGGTGGAACAGGCCCGGCTCGCCACGCCACCAGCGACCGCGCGGGCCGTCCCAGGAGTGCGAGATGTTCGTGTAGTCGCCCTTGCGGCTCCTGCCGCCGCACCACGCACAGCGGGTGAGCAGCGACCGGCGCAGCGCCTGGAGGGCGTGGACCTGGATTTTCCAGTGCCAGACGTGGAACCGCCATCCGTTCACGGGAGTTCGGCGCCACGCCCGCTCGCCCTCATCGAAGACGCGGCGGAAGTGCTCGCAGACCTCCCCGGCGTCGTGACCGCCCGGCTCGCGGTGCCAGACCGTGACGATGGCGGGGAAGTAGCGCTTGCCGGCGCCGAGACGCCCGCGCGGCCAAGGACGCCGGATCTCGAAGGCCACCACCAGCGGATCATGCATAGTCGCCTCCGTCACTTCGCCGGGCTGACGCCGGTCGTCGCGGGTGCTGGAGAGTAGGGCGCGTTCAGATCCTCCGGCAGAGGCTGGCCGGCGGCCTGCGCGACTGCCTTCTGCGCCACCTTCGTCGCCGCGTCCGCAGCCCCGGCGAGACGCCCGATCCCCGCCGCTGCCTGCGGTGGCATTCCCGGCGGTGCCTGCGCCACAGCCTGCGCCTCGCGGTCCTTCGCGCCCTGCTCCACGATCTCCGCGACCTGGTCCGGGTCCAGGTTCAGCACCGACGCCAGACGTTCCGTGATCAGGTCCAGGATGCCGTCAGGAATCCGCAGCGACGGCGCTACGGCCAGGGCCTGGAACAGGGTCACCAGCGACTGCTCGGAGTCGTCGGTCAGCGGGCCTGACGTGAACTTCGGGTAGGCGGCGTCCGGGCCGTAGTTGAGCGTGATCAGCGGGGCGAGGACACCGTGGGTGAAGCTTTCGGTCATCTCCGCGCTGACGGCCTGGCGGGACTTGAGGTAGAAGCTGGACTGGTCCTGGGACAGGGCGAGGGAACCGCGGCCGAGGCTGGCGAGGGAGGACAGGCCCATGAACCCGGCGAGGACGGATGACGTCTGCCAGGTTTCGAGGAACGTGAGGGCGTCCTGGAACGCGCCGGCGCCCTTTCCGTCGCTCTGGAGCAGTTCGAAGGTCTTGGCGTTGCCGGGCGGGCGCTGGAATCCGACGACACCGCTCGTCCGCATGGATGCGATGTCTTCGGCGTGAGCGTTTGCCTCGCGCTGGTCCTGGCCGTAGACGACGACTTTGGGGAGGCTCTGGTTTTCCAGGAATGCCAGCCAGAGATATAGGAGTTTTGTCTTAGTTCGGTAGCACCAGTACGATAGGTCCAGTTCGGACAGGCCGGTCAGCGGCTGCCGGTGCTTCCCGTGAATATAAACGTAACTTTTCACACGAGGTATATCGATATAACCCGGAAGGGTCGTCTTGCTCAGGCCCTTGGGCTGGCCGCCGAAGAGCCACCGCTGCTGGCGGAACCCGTTCTCGTTGCCTGTCTGCTCATCGCGCCGCAGTTCACAGGTCGGGGTTGGGCGGTAGGCCAGCTTGTCATAGACAACCTTGCCGTCATCGGGTCTAATCGTCCAAACCTTCTCGAAAAATGACATCCGGTAAATTTGCCCGGCAGTCATCTGACCGATGACCATTCCCATCGGTGTGGCCATCCCGCCAGCCGTGTGCGGCTCCATCAGGACTGAGCGGGCGAACTCGGCTTCGCCCTTGTCGCCCTTCGCCGGCGTGATCGCATAATCGGCCTGCCGCAGCGGGAGAGTCAGCACCGATTCGAGAGCAGCCGCCTGTCCGTCACGGCGGAGCATTTCCTCCAAATCTCGGGCCTGATAGGTGCCGTAGTCGAAAACATCACCATTAACACCGAAGGCTCCGAAGAGGCGATCGCCCATATCGAACTGGGTGCCCAACTCGCCCTTGAGCAACTGGTTGCGCGTCTTCGGGGCGAGGTCCGGGAAGGCCGTGATCTTCGCTGCCCCCTGGGAAGTCACGATCACCGCCCCGGGAGTCGTTCAGTGGCACTGCATCCTCTAGCGTCTTCTGGCGCTGCCGTGCCACCCATCGCCGGAACCTCTCGCGGCGGCATGTCTTGCACTGGCGGATCATGACGCCATCGGCACGCTTTGTGTAATAGATGTTGTCCGGTGTGTACTCGTGTCCGTTCTTGCACTGCGTGCGGGCTCGCTGCGCGTCACCGGGCTTGCCGCGAGGGCCATGCTTTTCCAGGTCCCGCACCTTCCAGCAGGCTTTGCATTCACGGCCGCCTTTTCGACGATTCGTGTTCTCCTCCGTGAAGGGATGCCCGCGCTTGCAGTGAGTCTGGCGAGCGTGCAGCGCCGACGGGCTCCTTCGGCTCAAGGTGCGCCGGGTTCACGCATGCACGGTGGGGACAGTTCTCCCCGGCATCGCACTCATCCGGATCGTGGCAGATGTGATCAAGGTCGAACCCTTCGGGGATCGGCCCGACGAACATCCTGTATGACGCGATGTGCGCTCCGGTGAGCTTTCCCTCGAAGTAGATGCGGCCGTACCCGTTCCGGCTACCATCCACAACTTGCCGAGGCCAGCAATCTGCGTGGTCAGAGCCAATGGTTAGCCCGGCCGCAAAACGCTCCAGCGTGAAGGGCCGCACTGTCATCACCAGCGGCGGCAGTAAGGCGAGGCTGGCACGCTCATCTGGGGCGAGCTGGCTGACTTCCCACCTGGACAGGTCGGGTAGCCCGTGAGTCGCGCGGAGCGTCCGCGTGAACTCGGTCAGGGCTTTACCGGGGAAGTACCACTCGTTGGGTTTGCCTTGGCGCTTGATGACGATCTGAAGATCAGCGAACTGCTCATGCCGTCGCTTCTCTAGCTCGTAGTATCCGGGCTCGACAGCGAGGAGTTCCTCAATCTTCAGCGCAAGCATGCGCGGCCTGAGTTTCGTGGTCGTACCGATCTTGATCAGGCTGCCCCGGCGCGCGTAGTAGACGACAGGCGCATGGGGGGTACGGTGACTCATGTCGATCCTACTTACCTAGGTCGGCCGTGCCCGGGGGGTGATCTGGGGTGTTAGCGCACCCTCACCTCGCCGGGGTTTTCGTACCCCAATCCTAGCAGTTCAGGGGGCCTGTTTCCCGGTCCTGTTCTAGTACGATCAAGCCCGTGATCTGCCCGCCATGCCGTCAGCAACTGCACTGCGCGTGCCCCGAAGCGCGCCGCCAGCAGGACATGTCGCTCACGGCCACGGACCGTGCCGGCGGCCAGTGGTGTGACTGCCACCACGGCTCACCGGGACCGGTCGTGAGGGCGGAACTTGACAGCAGCGTGTCCCTGGCACTGGTCGCCGGAACGTGGACAGGGCTCGCTCGCCGACTCAGTTGCTCACCGCGGTCTTGATCCCGGCCTGACCTCGCACCACATTCGCAGGCGTCACCGTGTCAGACGCACCGTCCGGCGCGAGTTCGATCAACCCGGCAGCCAGCAGCGCGATCGTGGACGGCTTCAAGGGGTCAAGAGGCAGAACGTCCTGAGGGTGCGCGAACCAGGTCGCGACCGCTGAGGAGACGGTCAGGTTCGCGAGGGCGGTGTACAGGACCGTCGCCACGGTGCCTCCGCTCAGCGCAGGTCGAGGCTCACCGGGTCGGCGGAGCCGAGCACGCTCCAGGCTGCGGGGTCGTCCGGGTCGGCGCCGGTCTCGCCAAAGAAGACAGTGGCGCTCGGGATCGAGCGGATGCGCGACGGCGTCAAACTGGGATCTTCAGCAACGTTCGCACGCCACATCGCGCAGCACTGACCGCAAAGGAAGACCTCGTGACCGGATCTGCTTGTCCAGATGTATTCGGCTCGCGGTGCCGGGTCAGGGCGGTGGATGTGGACGCTCAGATCGCACGCACGCGCCGGACCGGCGGGGAGCCGCCAGTCGATGCTCACGGCCCGATGCCGATGCCGCGAACCTGCAGTTTGCCGTCGTGATCAGTCGCGACTAGCGCAGCAACGCCCGGGGGCATCCGCCCATCGACGATGATGTCGAACGGCAGGGCGGCGGAGAATCGTGCGCCGTCCTCGGTGCGGTCGTATGCCTCAGCGAGCGTCTCCTGCACGCGGCTGCTGATCTTAGCCAGCAGGTCCGGGTCATCGCGGAGCACTTCCTCCGCGAAAGCGGCCTCGCCATGGTCGCCCGGACCGGGGATGACCTGCCAGTCGTCGCTCATGGCCGTGATCTTAGGTCAGTGACTGCCTGCGCCGCCTAGCGCCACGAGGTTACGCCACGCCGACTGGCGGCTGTCCGCTCATGAGGACGCGGGACCTTTCCCACCTGCCCACGCGCGTCAGGTCCCGGCCGGGCAGTTCATCGTGGCTGGCGTACCCGGCGCACTGACCGCAGCGGAGAGTTACGCCAGTGTGCAGCGAACTGCAGTCAGGGGCGAGCCAGGATCTCACGGTCCCGCATGCCCGGCAGGCTGCCCGGGTGTCGTCGGCGTGGGTGAAGGTGGATGTGCCGGCACCACGGCTGCCGGCGTGCTCACCGTAGTCATCCGGCAGCCAGAGCATCCCGGTCAGCAGGTAGCAGCCGACCGGGATGCGCAGGCCGGCGTCCACGATCTTCTGAAGGTCAGCGGTGGCGTCGCCGAGTTCGGTGAGATGGTGG